ACAACAAGCACAAGAAGTTATTTCCATTAAGGAAAGAACTCAACCAGTAGCGACTTATTACACGCAAGCACCTACTGTAGAAAAGGCTGCAGAAAAGGTGAAAAAGGATATTGCACATAGCAACCCTAATTTGCCTAAAGCAGCAACAGAAAAATCTGATAGGACGGCGGTAGTTGCTAATACGGAAGAGCAAAAGGTAGATGTGTACAAAATTAAGTTAGATAAACCGCATAGCATATTAGCTGGTGTAACTGTAATGACTAATGGTGAAGTATACGAAACTGTAGGGTACGAAGATAAAAAGGTACATGGGTTAGCACACTTTAAAGGTTCAGAATTTAAAGGTGCATCCGCATTAGTAAAAGTTGTGAGATGGTAGAGGTGATCCAAAATATCTCCGAGTTGCACGGCTTGCAACAATCAACTGTTAGTTGACAGTTGGAGTATGGTTTGTGAGTATAGCTAAATAAACAAATTGAGGGTAGCGTAATTGCTACCCTCTTTTTTTATTGCCGTCAAAAATTCGTCAAAAAATGAATTTTAAATATTGTGTTTTGTGTAAGTGGTTTTAATAAACCACGATATAAAACTTTGATTATTACAACGTATTTTGAAATTTGAAATAAAATCAAGCAATATAACCTTTTATGATCGTTAAGATTGTATGCTTAAAGAAATGCTTATTTACTGTATCTTTTAATGGTTAGATATTCAATTCGTCAAAAATCGTCAAAAATTTTATTTAAAAATATTAGCAACTGCATTTGATGCTGCTGCTTTCATTTCATCGTTATAATGTACATACGTTTTCATAACCATTTGTGGTGTATCACCAAGTAGTGATGATACAGTTTTCACATCTAGTCCATTTGCTAATAGCTTTGTAGCATAGGTATGTCTAAGGTTATGAGCTGATAGGTTATCTCCAAAGCGTTTTAAGTATGTGTTTATTTGCCATTTAACTCCGTTTTTCTTATATGGGTTTAAAACTAAATCATGTTCAAACTCTAACTCATGTGATTTATATTCTATTAGTATGTTTTCTAATATGGGCGGAATTGGCAAAATTCGCACCGAATTGGCGGTTTTAGTTTTCTCAAAGGTGATTGCACCTTTACGGAAAGAAAGTTGCTTATTGATGTGAATTTGACGATTTTCTAGGGATATATCATTCCAAGTTAGTCCATATACTTCACTAAATCTCATCCCTGTATATCTAGCTATCTGTAAAAAGTAATAGGCTTGTGGATATTTCTCACGCATAAACTTTGCGAATTGGTTTAATTCCTCATCGGAAATCGTGTGGATCATACTTTTTCGCTCAATGCGTGGCAACCTAACCCCAGTACATGGGTTATCTGAAATTATCTTGTATGGGTTTATCGCTATATAGAATATCCTTTCTACTACCTTATAATACGAATTAATGGTAGTAGGTGATGTAGCCATTTTATTTACTGCATTTTGAATGTGTAACGGCTTAACATCTGACAATTTCATATTGTGAATAGAATTGAACGCACACACCGCATGGTTATACATAACCAAAGTACTATGCGCAACGTGTGCCTTTTTTATTTCAAGGAACATATCCGCAAATTCCTTGAAAGTTAATTCTTTTAATTCTGTGTCTTTTGTAAGTAGTGCGGTTTTGTCTAATTCTTTAACTATAACGTGTCCGTATTCCTTAGCCTCACGTTTGGTTTTGAAACCCTGTTTAGATTTCTGTTTCCATTTATAGCCGTCTTTGTACGCTACAATGATTTGAAAACCTTTATCCTTTTTTCTTATTGTAAAGTTGTATTGCATAATATACCTCACAATATATGCGTGTAGAAGTTGATACCCTCAAACTCTATTTCCCTAGCGTGTGCCATGCGTTCGATTAAATCAATATGAGCATGACTATACATATCATCATTTAATATATGACCTATCTCATGCAGTATACCTTTACGTTGCACATCAATAGGTTTATCACTATTAACGAGAATGGTGTAAGTGCCATCATCGTTTAGTTTTAATACCGCAGTTTGTGTAGGTCTTAACTTAGTGTAAATCAAAACTATATTCATAATATTTAACCCCCTTATGGGGATATTGTATCTCATGAAATGGGAATGAAATTACACATGCTTGTCATTTTCCCAATAAATTTTATTTAACCCTTGTAATTCAGAAAATAGTTGCCACATATTACGTTTAATGTAACTACCAAAATAAAAGATTAACGCAACTGCAATAGATGAACCAATAAAAACTGCCATTAACCAATCTTTTAATAATACAAATAAAGTTACCGAAATAGAGATAGATACAACAGAAACAATCAAACAAGGAACTTGCATTGAATTAACACAGTATTCTGTGATTTTTTGTTTATCGTATTCATTCATACAACTAACCTCTTTTCTTTAGATTTTCAATCATAGTTACTACAAAATCTATATCATCCTTAGACATATCTTTGCTGGCATCAAACAGTATTCTAAGATTAGGGTTATCTTTGATTGCTTGTGCATATTCAGAAACATCAGGATCTTCATAGTAAGGAAAATCAAATTCATCTTTTCCATATAGTGTATCTATATTTACGTTAAAATAATCAGCTATTGCCTCTAGTATCTCAAAGCTTGGTTTTCGTCTACCTTGTTCATACATACCAACAAGGCTTGGTGATACTTCTATATAATTTGCCAATTCTTTTTGAGAGATGCCACGGCTTTTTCTTAATTCTATTAATCTGTTAGCAAATGTCATTTCACACACCGCCTTATATATAATATATACTTCTATGCTTTGATTATCACACAAAGTGAGTAAAATTTCAAGAAAAACTACACTTTAAGTGTTGACAAGTTTTTATTTGTGTACTACACTATGAGTGTAGCAAGAAGCGAGGTGATTAAATATTGAATACAAAAAACATTGCTACTAAATTAATAGAGTTAAGGAACTCTAAGAATTTAACTCAAAAAGAGTTAGCATTAAAAGTTGGTGTAGCACCTACATCTATAGCTATGTACGAAGTCGGTAAACGTGTTCCGAGAGATGAAGTAAAAATTAGATTAGCTAAGGTGTTTGGTAAATCTGTACAGTCAATTTTTTTTGCGAAGTAGCTACACTTAAAGTGTAGGGAGGGACAAAATGATAGTACAAAATCAAAAAGATTTAAGGGTAGCAAATCGAATGTACGGACGAAAACTACCTACATTTGGTTATGCAGGCAGAAATGATGAATACGCACAATACTGGCGGAAACTCATCAAGGCTAAATGGCATAAACGTAACCAATCAAGATGGAATAAGAAAGTTATTCTATCATGGGTAAAGTTAGCTAGAACGGCTGACCTCCACGCAAGGAATGAAAAGCGATGGAGAGCCTAGTATACACGGCTAACCAAGTAGCGGAACTATTTCAAATTTCACTAACTGCAGTATATGACCTAAGAAATAAAGGCAAGCTAAAACAACTACCGAATGTAAGCGGTGTAAGGTTTAGTAAAAAAGAGGTTGAAGCACTTGCAGGAGTTGAAAGTGAATACTCTGCTATTGGTTACAGAAAATTAAAAAACGAGGTAGAGCGATTAGAAAAAGAAAATAAAAAGTTAAAGAGTGAAATAAAAAAAATCACCAGCCAAATGCTAGTGATTGTAGGAGAAGAATTATGAAACTTTTTATTAACAATAACTTTAAAGAAGCCATCGCTTGTGCTGGTGCAAAAATTCGTGAAGATCACTACGAATATGTAGAAAGTATCTTTGATGAAATTACACCATATGGTTGGGAATGTCATTGTGCAAACGGACAACGAATGGAAGATGAAAACACTTCCGATGTACTCCGTAGACATTACGGAAAAGTTGGTTCTCACGAAAGAGTGTTTGGGTTCTGTTATAACCCAGTTTAAATAAGGATTTGGTAAATGATTAAGTTATGTTACGTGATGAAAATTATATCCGCACTATTAGTGGTAGGCGGTATGGGTAGCTTAGAACTAGATAACATCGATATGTGGACATTCATGTGTCAAAGCCTATTAGGTGTAACGATGTGGTTACTAAGTAGTAAATGGGAAGAAGAAATAGCTTTTTATGAAAATAAAAAAGTCCGTTGTGAAAAGTTTTAGAAGAAGTTTCAACGGACTTTGTGTAGAGATATTGGAAAATACTCTACTTGTATTTTAACACAAGGAGAATTTGAATGCCAAGTTTATATGAACTAAATAAAGATTATAAAGAGTTACAAGCGATGTTAGAGGTGGCTGAAACCGAAGAGGATATGCAAGCCATCCAAGATACTTTGGATATGTTAGATTGCAGCATCGATGAAAAAATCGAAAATACTGCAATGTTTATCCGTAACATCAAAGGTGATATTCAAGCATTTAAGGATGAGTCAAAACGGCTAAGTGCTAAAGCTAAGACTTTAGAAAACATGACTGAACGATTGAAAAATAACATTGATCATGTCATGAAAGAAAACCAACTAACAGAAAAGAAAGTTGGACAATTCAAATGTTACTACGAAGAAAGCGAAACAGTAGAGATTGATAACTTGGATGCACTACCTGATGAGTTTAGAAAGGTAACAATCGCAGCTGATAAGGTGGCAATCAAAAAAGCTATCAAGAACGAACAAGAAGTAGCTGGTGCAAGAATTGAAAAACACATGAACTTACAGATTGGTTAGGTGAAATATGGAAAATATAGAAAAAATAACTGATAGCCAAGTAGTTTTAAATCAAAGGGTTGGTGATATTCAACATAAGTTGAAAGCACCTAAAGGGCAATACAACTCATTTGGTAAATACAACTATCGCAGTTGTGAGGATATTTTAGAGGGTGTTAAACCGTTGTTAAAAGAACACAACTTAGCACTTCTCATTGATGATGAAATTGTACAAATTGGTGAGCGATACTATGTAAAAGCTACCGCAAAAATTACTGATGGTAGAGAGATTGTAAGTGCGACTGCATATGCAAGAGAACCTGATACAAAAAAAGGTATGGATGAAAGCCAAATTACAGGTGCTACATCATCTTACGCTAGAAAGTACGCACTCAATGCGTTGTTATGCATCGATGATACGAAAGATGCTGACACAATGGACAATAGCAAAAAGCCAGTACAACAAACACAAGAAACTGTTTACAACTGGCAAACTCTAAAAGCTAGAGCCACGCAAGGTGGTATTAGTGAGGAAGAGTTAGTGCATTATGTAACCGAAACTTTCAAAGTAAGCAAACCAGCAGACCTAAAACAAGACCACTACCAACAAGCATTTAACTGGGTTAATGCTAAAAGGTATGCACAACGATGAAGTGGACAACAAGTAACATCGACTTAATAAGAAGTCCGCTAGGTGTAATGGTAGTGATACCAGCACCACATGACAATGATCTATCAAAGATTACTACTGACAAAGAATACACAGTAGAAATCAAACGTAAAACTAAATCAAGAAGTCTAAATGCCAATTCTTATTGCTGGCTTATAGCACAGAAGATTGCAGTTGAGTTAAGCAAAAATAGCTACACAACAAAAGAAGATGTGTACAAAAAGGCTATCAAGGACTGTGGGCATTTCACATATGTTCCAGTCCGTGAGGATGCAGTTGAACGATACATAACGATATGGCAAGGACATGGCATCGGATGGATAGCCGAAGATGCTGGCGAATGCCAAAGTCTAAAAGGGTATCACAACATAATGTGCTACCACGGTTCGTCAGTATATACAGTTGCAGAGATGCAAAGACTTATTGATTGCTTAGTTGATGAGTGCAACCAGCTTGGAATAAAACTTGATGATAGCGATTATATCCGATCATTGGTTAAGGAGTGGGGGAATGAACAAACGAAAGCGTGAAGACGAAAAGCTACTAAAACAAAATAGACCTAAAGTGCTTGAACGTGATAACTACTCATGCGTGTTGTGTGGCGGTCATGAGGGTATATCGATACACCACATTGTATTTCGTTCACAGTTAGGTAAAAGCACGATGGATAACTTAGTTTGTTTATGTGTACATTGCCACGTGCCAATAGCACATGGGGTATTTGCTAAAGAGGTTAGAAAGCGATTACAAGAAATCGTTAAGGAAAGGAATGAGGGTTATGAATAAAGATAGATTTGACGAATATGAAAAATTAGAAATGTTAATAGCGTTGATTAATGCTAGAATTTGGTACTTTGAAAATAAGCAAGGCGATAAGAATTACCATCAAGACATAATCGATGAATATAAAATGTTGGACAATGTTGTGTGTGCTGCTTTGAACCCTCTTTTACGTGAAGCGATTGGAGAATTAGTAGGAAAGGATAGTGCATGGCTGAAAGACGAATGATGGCAAAGTCCATTATTAAATCAGACCAATTCCTTGATATGCCAGCTACAACACAAAACCTATACTTTCATATGTTGCTAGATGCAGATGATGATGGGTTCGTAAATGCACCTAAATCTATCATGCGGATAGTTGGTGCTAAAGAAGATGATATGAAGTTGCTTATAGCTAAACAGTTTGTAATTAGTTTTGGTAGCGGTGTTATCGTAATCAAGCATTGGAAGATACATAACTACATCCAAAGTGATCGTTACAAACCAAGTATACAACCTGAAAGAAAGTTGCTAGAAATTACTGCAAACAAGGAATATCAGTTAAGTACAGACCATGTATCCGCAATGGATACAGAATGTATACAAGATGTATCCGTAGGTAAGGTAAGGTTAGGTAAGGCTAGTATAGGTAAGGTTAGGTTAGATAAGACTATAGAGGGCGAATGTGAGAAACCACATTCACCAAAGCGTAAAACTTTTACTAAACCTACTATTGATGAAATACAAGACTACTGCATTGAAAGGAATAACAAAGTAAACGCTGAACAATTCTTTGACCACTACGAAAGCAACGGTTGGAAAGTAGGAAAGAACTCCATGAAAGATTGGAAAGCAGCGGTTAGAACATGGGAGCGTAGCGAATATAGAAAACCTAATTCTAAAAAGAATAGCAAGGAAGATGCAATCAACGTAGTAAAGGAGTTGATGGAAGAATATGAACAATCAGCAACAGATAGTGAAAGCACTATCGATGTTACAGCTAGCGTACAGTACTGATATGTCAAAAGAACGCATGAAACTATACGTATCAATGCTTTCAAACGTCAACCCAATCACGTTAGAACAATCTGTAGAGAACTTGATTAATCGTTGCAAATTTTTACCAACGATTGCAGAAATTAGAGAGGAATGTTCCGCATTAAGTGCCTTTGTAAATGCACATGAGGAACTTCCAACCGCACAAGATGCATGGGAAAGGGTGTATCAAGTAGCACGATCATATGGCTACGAAAAGGGGTTAGATAAATTAGAGGGTTTAACAAAGCAATGTGCCAAAGCAATTTGGAAATCGTTTGACCCTCAAAACGGCGATAACTTCAACGAAACATCATGTAGGGCGCAGTTTGTTAAAAACTACGAAGTGCAAGAAATAAGAGAACGTGAGCGATTGAGATTGTCTAATTCGATTAAGGATAATCACTTGCTACTTAAAGCAAGAGAGAAAGCAGAACGTGAACGTGCACTGATTGGTGCTGGTCAAAAGCAAATCGAAATGACTGCAACAGGCAACTTGGTGGAAGTAGCCGAAGAACCAGTAGATGTAACAGAAATAATCAACAAAAGCAAAATATCTGATAAGGGGAAAGAGTTATTAAAACAAGCGATAGGTGGTTAAACGTGAGGGAAAGAGTAAAAGAGTTTGATGTAAGCGTGAATGTATCGTTCAATGTTAGCTTTCAAGTGCTAGCTAACAACGAGGCACAAGCAAGAACCAAGATTGATAACCTACTTGAAATCATGCGGAATGAGGCAACAGTCGATTGCCATATTCACCCTAGCTACGATGTATATGTAGATGATTGTGAGGCAGAACTAAACCAGCTTAGTTATTGGTAAGGGGGATAAATGCTAAGTAAAAAACGAAAGATGGTAATCACGATTGAGATACCTCTAAATGTGGAAACGCAAGAAGAGGCATCTCAACAGATGCAAATGATTATGAGTGCTGATACAAAGACCTTTGAAAGCCTAGAGGAAATCATCAAGGTGTATAAAGGAACAATGTGTATCGAACAGAAAATATAGGAGGAATGAATGAACACAGTACAAATTATGGGGAACTTGGCACGTGATCCAGAGGTACGCTATACCAAAAGCGGAAAAGCAGTAGCAACATTCACAGTAGCAGCAAGCAATACATATATTGATAGTAACAATGAAACAAAAGAACAAACTGCTTTCATTAATTGCGTGGCATGGGGAAATCTAGGTGAAAGCGTAGGTAATCTTCGTAAAGGTAATCGTTGTTTTGTAGAAGGTCGATTGCAAACACGTTCTTATGAAAACGCAGATGGGCAGAAAAAATATGTAACAGAAGTTGTGGCTAACTTTGTAGGTACATCATTAACAAATGATGAAACTGCATCTAGCAACTTTGATAGTTTTGAGCAACCGCAAGATGAAAATGTTCCGTTCTAAGAGGTGAATAATATGGATGAATACAAAATTAGTGGCTATGTAAAGATTGGTTTTTCAAAAGTTGTGAAATGCGAAAGTTATGTTGATGCGATGGAAAAAGCCGAAGAGATTTCACGTAACGAAGATATTGATTTTAGTGAACTAAATGATTGGTATGACGAAGTGGAAGTTGAAGAGGTAGAAGAATTATAGGAGTGAGTATCAATGCTAGTTAAAGATGAAACAAAATATTGTTGGTGTGAAGATGAAGTAGCTGGTGAACCACAAAATAGCATTGAAGAAACTATCGAAGATTATGTCAATAATGAATATGACTACGGTGATTTTGATGCTTTAAGTCGAGAGGAATTATTACAAACAACGATAGAAATAGGTCATCCATACCGATATGTACCCGAGGTAGATGGTGAACGTGTGATTTGGAATGTGTGTGATTACGATTTAGATGATGAAATTGCAGAATATTCAGATGATTACATGAAAGATGTTAAAAACGAACACATGGACGAACTAAGCGAAGAATTAACAAAAGTATTTCAAGCATGGGAAAAACGTCATGGGTACGAGAACAAATCATGGGTAGTGCAAGAAACAAAAACCTATCGTATTGAAGATTATGTAAAGGAGTAAAAATATGAATAAGATTATCTCAGTTTTATTGGTGGTAGTAATGATTGGTGCGGTTGTATGGAGTTTCGCATTTGGTGTTCCAATGTATATGGTATGGCAACAACAAAAAGCAGGCGAGGCAGAACTTGCTAGAGCGGAACAGAACAGACAAGTTGCGGTGTTAGAGGCTAAAGCAAAACTAGATAGCGCTGAAAGCCTAGCACAAGCCGAAGTAAAACGTGCAGAGGGTACTGCAAAAGCCAATCAAATTATCGGTCAATCATTGAAAGGTAATGAGGCATACATTCATTGGTTATGGGTTGATACTTTGAAAGACAGTAAAGACCAAATCATTTACATTCCAACCGAGGCTGGTGTGCCTATTACGGAAAGTTTCAGATTGAAAGAAAGTAAATAGCCTATGCACATTTGGGGGTTATTTGATGATGGTAATGGCTGTTATCGTCAAGCGGTAGATGAATATAACGTGAATATGGGGGGGGCAACACACGATCACATCAATAGGAATTGGTGATGCGTGTATCAACCAAGACCTTGCAGTTAATATGCTGCATAAACCAAACGCATTATGGGAGCAGTTGGACAAGCTAGATAGACCTGATGTTATTCTAGCTAGTCCACCTTGTGAAAGCTGGAGCGTGGCAAGTTCTATGAAAGGTGGTAATGCGTGTTGGAAACAAGAAAAGGATATGACAATCAATCTATTTGGTGAATATGAGCAAGGGAGTAAATTCACAATCAGAAATCACATTGATTATGAAAACTACCAATTCAAGTATGATAAGTCATTTCTAACACGTATCAATGGTGAGATGTGCATATACAACACATTGAAAATCATTGAGCGGTATCAACCTAAAGTATTCGTGATTGAAAACCCAGCATATGGGCGGATATGGGAATACATCAAAAATGTAATAGGGTTCGATGTTCCTTATGAGAATTTAACCTATTACAACAACTACGATTACCCAGTTAAGAAACCAACTAAATTTGGTAGTAATATCGATTTAAAGTTATTAAATGACAATATAAAGTCTAATTTACGATGGGCAGACTTAAAAAGTAATGGTAATCGATATAACACAAGGTCAAATATTCCGTTGGATTTAGTAAAAGATATTTTAAAACGATGTGAACAATATGTAGAGGGGTGAGTGTTTGACAGAGCAAGATATTCAATATGCGTTAGGGCAACATTTGTTTCTTAAAAATATATGCATACCTAATGTAATGATGAGGGATAGCGGAAAGCCGCCTTATGAGGCTGACTTTGTATACTTCAATCTAAACACTTTGCACTTAACAGAAGTTGAAATCAAAACGGATATAAATGATTTCAGAAATGATTTCAAGAAAGCACGTTATCACGATAATCACAATGTGATGTATCTGTATTACGCAATACCAAGGGATTTATATGATGATCATTATGAAACGATTGATGAATTACTTGGTGATGCTGGTCTAATCTTAATTGATGAAATAGATACATTTGATTTTAGAGGCAATATTTATGAGTTTGGTGGCTTTGTAAAAAAGGCTAAACGAATAAAGGGTTCTGTTAAGTTAAATGAACAAGAAAAAGAATATTATATGAGAATTGGGTGTATGAAATGGGTGAATAGATAATGCCAATAAATAGTAAAGAAAAAGGAGCAAGGGGCGAACGACTATGGAGAGATGTGTGCCGAGAAAATGGGTTTGATAAAGTCCGTAGAACTGCACAATATTGCGGTAAAACAGGTGATGCAGCTGATTGCATAGGTTTGCCAAACATCCACCAAGAGGTTAAGTGTGTAGAAAAACTAAATGTATATGATGCATATAATCAAGCCAATAGAGATGCAAAAGTAGCTGGCAAAGGAGAAATACCTATAGTTGCATGGAAAAGAAAGTATAAGCCGTTTTTAGTTGTAATGAGTGCGGATGACTTTTTCCGAATTTATAGAGAAAGTGAATGGAGTAACGAGAATGGCGGTTAATATGAGTGAGTTTGTACCTGATAATAACCTAAATTGGTTAGCATTAGCAGCTTGTGTATATGGAAACATAACTGCTGGCAAGGCGTTATGTTGCTTAGGGTTAGTAGGAACTAAACCGCAGAAAACATATACACGTGTAAGTGAATTAGATAAAAATTTACTATTAAAAATGCATCAATCTGGAATGTCATTAAATCAAATTAGTTTACGAGTTAGTGCAAATTACAAAACAATCAAGCGTGCATTGATTAATAGTGGGGTGGAATTTTGAGAGAACAAATGAAAGTAAAGTTGGTTAGTGAATATGCACAACTACCAACAAGGGGTAGTGAAGATGCAGCTGGGTTAGACCTATATTGTCCATTTCACATCAAAGTGTCTGCTGATAGTCAAAAGAAAATTCCGCTAGGGGTGGCGGTAGAGATACCGAAAGGACACATGGGGTTACTTGTACCACGAAGTAGTATGAGTAAAACACCATTGAGGTGTGCCAATAGTGTAGGTATTATTGATGCTGACTATAGAGGCGAATTGAGTATTGCATATGAAAATGTATCTTGTAGCGATTACATGATATTTAGAGGTGATCGTATCGCACAATTAATCATCGTACCAGTAGCAATGGTTGATGTAGTAGAAGTGGATGAGTTGAGCGAAACAGAACGTGGTACTGGCGGTTATGGTAGTACTGGTAAATAAATAATGGATAAATTGACTAGAGAACCATTGACTAAAGAACGAGAGTTAGAGTTAAAACTAGCGATTTTACAAATTAATTATGAAAGCAAGTGTATAGCTAATGAATTAGAATTTCAAAGGGTGGTGAATAGATAGTGTGTAGTCCGATTTATACTGTTAAGTTAAGAAAAATGCCGTTAGATCGCAACGATAAAAAACTACAACGGATGCATGACATGGAACGTAATGGTGCGTTAATGTGTGCAGCGTTACTAATGCTATCAATGGTAGTTATGATTGCGTTCATAGTGTATTGGTTGATTGTGTAAAGGATATGGGCGGTGAAATATCCGCCCTATCATAAGAGGTGAGTATGATTGACTTAGAATTGCTATCGAGTGCATTAACAATAGTTATTGGTGATGTAATGCTCAAACCTAAAATAGAGGTTGATAATGGTAGCGTGAAAATTATATATGATTATTATGGTACTACTTTTACAGAATTAACAACAACTTTTGAAGTTGAGCATTGTATGAGGTTAGATTTTCTTGTTGAAAAGATAAGACTAAATGCAAAATATGGAATATACAACAATTTATCGATGAGGCATAGATATGGCAAGTTATAGCGGTTACGTTAAACACTCCGACTTTTACATAGCACCTCAAAACTATCAAGATGCATTTGATTTCTTGTGCCGGCTTGCGGTAGAGAGTGAAGAGGATGTGTTCTATATCGGTAAAGTAAGTGAAAATATTGATGATTTTGATTTGTATGATGTAGTTGAATTTAGATGGAATGAGGATAGAGGAGCATGGGTACAGTATGATCACAGATAAACAAGGTAGAGAGTGGTTATTTCAAAAATTATATGATGATGGCTGGCGGTATATAATTGGTAGTAATAGTACATTCATATACTTAACCAAAATTAAACCATTGATTGTTGATGGTTTTTATAAGTGTAATGGTGAAGAATATACCTGTATTGGACGGACACATGGAATATTACCTGACTTGGAAATAGGCGAGGTAATGGATATTGCAGAAGAATTAGGTATTGTTGATTGGTCAAAAGTAGAAGTTGATACACCTGTATTTGTAAGAGATAGTATTAATGAAGTATGGAAGTGTAGATATTTTGCCGAATATAAAGATGGAAAAGTGTATACATGGCGTGATGGGAAGACATCTTGGAGTAATGTAATATCTGATAGACCTGTTGTTTGGGGATATGCGGAACTAGCAGAGGTATAAATACATGGTATTGTTTATGTTTTTTTGCTTGATAGTTGCTATGGGTAATGTAAACAATGGTTATGCAAATGCAATTATATTTATAGCGTGGTGCGTATTGGTGTATTTGCTAGCTATAAATGGTAATTTTAAAGAGTGAGGTGAAGTGTTTGGGAGAATATGACGAAAAGCAACTAATAGAAAAGGCGGTTGAGTATTTACAACCAGTAAAGTTAGTAGATGTACAGATTGCATCTATCAAAGAGGAAATCAATCAGTTAAGAGCGAACCTTACATCAATAGGTGCGATTGATTACAGTAAGGATAGAGTAACAGGAGGTGGCACTCCGCAAGGGTTAGAGGGTAGCGTAGCAAGATTTCTTGATACAGTCGCAGAACGTGATAAACGAATTGATGAGTTATCTAAACTAAAATGCGATGCGATCAATAGAATTGATGCACTAGACGAAAAGCTGGGTGCAATTATCCTACGTTATGAATTTGTACTCAACAATTCAACAGAAGATGCTTATAAAATGATTGGGTGTTACTCTACGAAACAAGCGAAGAGATACAAGCAAAAAGCATTATTGGAATTTGGACAAAAACTTGTCCTATAATGTCCGTAAATGTCTGTAATTGTCCGTGTACCTATAGTTTGCTATTAGGTATAATATATATGTAGAAGTTGCCACTAAGCGACTTGTACTCACTCTTTCCTTATGGACAAATCAAAACACAACAACAAGCGCACCCAAATAAGAGTGCGCCTTTGTTGTATATGGGCGAAATGTGGTATAGAACAATTCATCGATGGACACAGAGTAGCAGCGCAACCATAATTGATTTGGTGAGTGAAACACTATACTTTTTTCTAATTTCAATTTTTGAAGTATGTGTTAGACAAAAATTTTATATGTAAATTTTTACTGCTGACTGATACAGGGTAAGTCGAATATCATCAAGCATAGCTTATAGCTTATACATTATACATTTTCAGATACGAACTTACCCTATATTGGTTACACATTGAATACTGACAACTAGCAGCCTCCAAAAGAACTTTATTCATATTTTGTTGTTACTTAACCTAACACGATTACGATCCATCAAATTGTTAGCTGTTGGTATTGAGTGTGTAATGATCATTGAAAACTAGGTGTGTTTCTCTTTTCCAACTTGTTTATCTTATTCATAGTTGAACCTCAGAAAGCATAAATTGTCATATCATCAACGCACCTAGTTTTGAGTGATTAATACAGGAAAAAAGAATAAATTTATCACAAAATGGGGTATATTCACGGCGATATACTCCATTTTTTGCATAAATCTATCATAAAGGGGAGATTATGACAGATGTAATGTGTTGTAAAAAGAAATGCCTTAACAATAAGAATGGCATATGTACCGCAAAAACAATAGAATATGATGGCTTGTGCCAAACATATATCACCTGTGGCGGTGCGAGTAAATGTAATTATGGGTTGTGCGTTAGGTCGCATGGCAAGTTAAAAAGGAAAGGTGGCGAAGTGCTGAAATGATTAAAGCAATCAAACAATTCATTGAAGATAGAAAACTATTCAAACAAGCAGCCAAGGACTTAAACAATAAAGACCTACAGGCTAAAGCTAAATATGCATACGAGCATCGTGGCGATACAATGATTACACTCATTGATGGTTTAGCTATCATATGTGGTGTATTAATCTTAATCGGTATTGTGTGGTGTTGGATGTGAATTACCAACCAACGATAAAGAAACTACTTAAAGCATTACAGATGAACGGCAGACGATATGTAGTTGATGTAAGGCAATCATGGAGCAAATATGATAAGCCTTGTAAGGTATACATAGTCAGTCGAATGTACACGGAAGAGGAATACAAACTAACATTCCCTCATAAGTACAAAAAAGGTAAGACCTTTAAACAAGGACAACTCTATAAAAAAGAAAGTGAGTACAGTAGCACCAAGCAACATGAGGTGTTACTTTTTTTAGTTAGAACATATAAAGGTGGTGATTGATATATGGCAGATGCTAACACCTTAACAGAAAAAGAACGAATATTTGCAGATGAGTATATCAAGACTACCAACGCAACACAGAGTGCTATTAAGGCTGGATATGCAGAAAATAGTGCAAGTGTAACTGGAAGTAAGATGCTAAGAAAACCTAAGGTGCGCCAATATATAGATGCAGTCATGAACGAACGTAGTAAAAACACAATCGCAACGGCTGATGAAGTGTTGGAATATCTGACTAGGGTTATGTGTGGCGAAGAAAAAGATGCATTTGGTTTAGATGTATCTGTAGCAGATAGAACGAAAGCAGCTGAACTCTTAGGTAAACGGCATATGCTATTTACCGATAAGGTCAAACTAGATGCAGAAATAGAGATTGATATATCCGATAGGATGAAACAAGCAAGGGTGAAATCAGATGAAGTACAACAAGGCACAACTGATTGATGCGTTGGGTTCGTTCACTCATGATCCATTAGGCTTTGTATATTTCGCATTCCCTTGGGGTGAAAAGGGAACACCGCTTGAAAACTTTGATGGCCCTGATGAATGGCAAGTAAAGACTTTCAAGAAAATAGGCGAAGAGTTACGCAAAGGCAAATCATTGGCCAAAGCAATACAAATAGCCGTGGCATCAGGGCATGGTATTGGTAAGTCCGCCTTTTCTTCGTTGTTGATATTATTTGCCATTGCTACACATGAAAACACACGTGGAGTTGTAACCGCTAATACTGATACACAGCTAAAGTCTAAGACTTGGGCTGAGTTGAATAAGTGGTACAACCTATTCATAGGTAAAGAACTATTCACCTATACTGCTACCGCATTGTTTAGTGCTGATAAGCAATATGAAAAAACATGGCGCATTGATGCTATTCCTTGGAGTGAAAGTAACCCTGAGGCATTCGCTGGCTTGCACAATCAAGGTAACAGAATACTTATCATCTTTGATGAGGCATCCGCAATATCAGATAAGATATGGGAAGTAACAGAGGGTGCATTGACAGATAAGGAAACCGAGATTATATGGTGCGTATTTGGTAACCCTACACGTAATAGCGGTAGGTTTAGGGAGTGTTTCAGAAAACATCGTAATTATTGGACTACATATCAGATTGATAGTAGAACAGTTAAGATTTCAAACAAGGCTAAGTTGCAAGAATGGGTAGACATTCATGGTGAGGATAGCGACTTTGTAAAGGTTCGTGTAAGAGGGTTATTCCCTAGTGCATCTGATACACAGTTTATATCGGCTGAAATAGCAGACGAGGCACAGAAACGAGTATACAAAGTTGGACAGTTTAACAACTTACCAACAATCATTGGTGTTGACCCTGCATGGACTGGCGGTGATACGTTAGAAATCGTAATGCGTAATGGCTACTCTATGAAGTGCCTAGCAACTATTGAAAAGAATGATGATGATATGCGAATGGCTAACCTCATTGCCCAATTTGAAGATGAATATAAAGCTGATGCAGTATTTATCGACCAAGGCTACGGAACTGGCATTTATAGTATCGGTAAATCAATGGGTAGGAAATGGCGGTTAGTTGCCTTTGGTGGTAAAGCACCTAATGATATGTATCTCAATATGCGTGCATATATGTGGGGCGAAATGAAAGACTGGCTAAAAGAGGGCGGTTCTATTCCGCCTAATGACCAAGGGTTATATGACGATTTAACGAGTCCAGAGGAACTCATTGATAAGAATGGGCGAATACAACTTGAAAGTAAGAAAGACATGAAAGAACGAGGGTTACCGTCTCCGAATAAAGGCGATGCGTTAGCCTTGACCTTTGCATTCAAGGTCAATAAAAAAGTGAATGTAGGGAGTAGGGTTCATGCTAATACTGAGTATGATCCATTTAAAAAAAGATAAGGGGTGATTAGTAAATGTGCATGAAAAATAAGATGCCTAACACACCAATGCCAGCACCAGCACCAACTGTACAAACAGATGATGCTACAAAGGTTACCGGTGAAGAGTGGTTTTCTAAAAAGAAAAAGAACAAAAAAGGCTTTGATAGCACAATTCTTTCTACCGCACCAGCTGGCACTAAGAACACATTAGGGGGTTAAAGATGCAAGGTACTATATTATCAACACTTGCTAGACAACCAACTAACACAGAGCCTAAAAAACGTGATTACACGAAAATTAAGGCGAAGTTTAAAGCGATGTTTGATAATCGTCAAAAGTACATATCAAGATGGAAAGACATTCGAGATTATCAATTGCCTTTCCTTGGTGTATTTGATGATGAACAAGACCAATCGAAAGTTTACACCGATAAGATTAATAATGGTGTAGCATGGGAAAGTTGCCAAATCTTTGCTAGTGGCGTTATGAGTGGTATGACACCACCTAGCCGAAAATGGTTTAAACTCACGTTAGAGAATGCTGAATTGGCTGCTAATAGTAAGGTAGCGGAAGTATTAGATGATAGAGAACAGATACTATACGCAGTATTTGCTAAGTCTAATTTCTATAACACCGTACACCAAACATATATGGAGTTGCCATTTGGCCAAGCACCCATGTCAATCATGCCTGATGCAAAAGTAGGTGTGAGGTTCACATCTTATCCTATCGGCACGTATGCGTTAGAATGCGGAAGTAATGGTGATGTAAATACATTTGGTCGTAAGTATCGAATGACGTCTGACCAATTAGTGGAAGAGTTTGGTTATGATGCTTGCCCTGATAAAGTTAAACGTGCTTATGATGAGGGCAAGGGTAATGCAAGTACATTTATTGTTTGTTGGTTTGTATTACCTAACAAAGACCGCAACGGAAAACTAGGTAATAAAAATATGCCTTATTCCTCTATCTATTGGTGTGAGGATAGCAACACAGATGAAATCTTGCGACATAGTGGTTTTAAAGAGTGGGCGATACCGATTGCAAGACACACTACACATGATCTAAGCGGTTATGGTAAAGGGTGTGCATGGTTCGCACAATCAGATGCACAGATGTTACAACTACTTGAAAAAGATTTAGTAACGGCTATTGAATTAGGTATTAAACCACCTATGAGTGCTACATCTGATGTGATTGGTAGTGTAAATCTATTTCCGGGCGGTGTAACGGAAGTTGATACTGGCGGTAAGGTTGAACCGATATTCAATGTAGGTATTGATGTTGCTAACGTACAAGCGAAGATACAGTTTGTATCTGAAAGCATTAAGCGTGCTTATAGTGCTGACTTATTCTTAATGCTTGATAACATCGATAGCGGACAAATGACCGCACGTGAGGTTATGGAACGCACACAAGAAAAGATGCAACAGTTAGGCCCTGTGGTTGAACGATTACAAAGTGAGTTTTTAAACCCAATCATTGAACGTACTTACGGCATCCTAGATAGGGCTGGAATATTTCCGCCAATCGATGAACAGACTGCTGAAATGCTAAATGGAATGGATGTAAAGATTGAATACATCTCACCACTAGCACAAGCACAGAAAATGTCATCTTTGGTAAATATCGAACAGTACTATGCTTTCATAATGTCATTAGCACAGGGCAATGCAAACATCGTTCAGAAATTCAACTTTGAAGAGGCAGCTGACATATATGGTGTAAATCTTGGTGTACCAGCTAGGGTTATTCGTTCTAATGATGAGTACCAAAAAATCATGGAACAACAACAACAAGCACAACAAGAGCAAGAGGAACAAGCACAAGCAATGCAAATTGCACAACTAGCACCTCAAATGGCTGGTGCTGCTAAACAAGCAACAGATGCAGCCAATGACGGCAATCCAGTAATGCAACAGTTAATGGGTATGGGGGTGTAGATGAAAACTAAACAAGATTATATTCGTGATCGTGATATTGATGCACTTAACCACGTACTTAGTACAGAACTAGGTAGGTGGTTTTTTTGTAGGCTTTTAGACAATACGGACATTCTAAAGCGTTCGTTTACTGGCAATTCAGAAACCTTTTTCAATGAGGGGAAAAGAAGTGTGGGTCTAAAGTATATGCAAATGCTTGGTGCTATCGGTGATGGTGTTGAGGGTGTACTTAAATACCACCAAGCACAACTAGAATATATCAATCAACAAAAACTATTTAAAAATTTAGAGGAAAAAGGTGAATGACTATGGCAGAAGATTTAACGCAAGGCACGAATGATAACACAACGAGTGTAGATAGTAGTACACCTACTACGGATGCTAACACGAATACCCAAGACACAATCTTAGGCGGTGGTGGTGCTGACACAAGCGGCAACCAAGAACCACCAAAAGAACCTACTGTATATGACTTTACACAAGCCTTTGATAGTGGCGAAGTAGACCAAACAATAGCAGATGATTTCTCTAAGTTGCTTAATAGCGTAGGTGCTACGCAAGAGCAAGCGGTAGAGATGGCTAAGTTTGGTAATAAGTACGCTACTGACCTTGTAACTGCTTATGAAGAGAAAAGACAAGATGCTTTGATTGAACAGTATAAAGGTTACGCAGAACACACCAAAGAGGTATTAGGCAATAAATATGATGAAACAGTTGGTAAAGCTGCAACTGGTGTTGAAGTTGTGGAAAAGGCAATTCCTAATATTCGTGAGTTACTAGCAGAAAATGGCTTAGGTAATCGTGTAGAAATTATCCAACTATTCGCACAGATTGCTGGTATGGCTGGTGAAGATAATAACGCTGGTGGCGGTCAACCAACTGGCGGTACACAGTCAGAAGATGCAATCAGAAGAAACTTATATCCGAGTATGTTCAAATAAAAGGAGAAAATAATTTATGGCTACAATCGGAACACAAAACCCTACTTTAATTGATTTGCAAAAGCGTATGGATCCTAACGGAAAAATCGCACAAATCATTGAACAATTAAACCAATCTAACGAAATCATTCAAGATATGACAATGATTGAATGTAACGATGGTACATCTAATAAAACAACAGTACGTACTGGTTTACCTGATGCTACATGGCGGATGCTTTATGGCGGTGTACAACCATCTAAATCTACTACAAAACAAATTACCGATACTTGCGGTATGCTAGAGGCTTACTCCGAAGTAGATGCTAAGTTGGTTAAATTGTCTAATGACCCTGTAGCGTTCCGTGCTACAGAAGATGCTGCATTCGTTGAGGCTATGGGTCAAGAAATCGCACGTACACTTTTCTATGGTGATGAAAGCACTCCTGAAAAGTTTGTTGGCTTATCCGCACGTTTTAATACATTAGACCCTAAGAAAGCTGATAGCGCTAAAAACATTATCGATGCTGGCGGTACTGCAAACCTTGCATCTATGTGGCTTGTAGGTTGGGGTCCTCTTACTGTACATGGTATTTATCCACGTGGTACAGAGGCTGGCTTGCAACAAGAAGATAAAGGTAAAACTACAATCACTAAACCTGATGGTTCTTTGTTTGAGGCATATCGTACTCACTTTGAACAAAACATTGGCTTGTGTGTGCGTGATTGGCGCTATGTAGTACGTATCGCTAATATCGATATGAAATCTATTAAAGAAGATATTTCCGCAGGTCCTAACTTGATTAACTTGATGATCCGTGCAGAAGAAAAAATGCAATCTCTCACAGGCTGCCGTCCTGTATGGTACATGAACCAAGAATTGCGTACATTCTTACGCTTGCAAAAGAACAAAGTACATGGTTCTACAATCACAGAAGATATGGAAATGGGAAAAATGGTTACACGTGCTAATGGCATTCCTGTTCGTAAAATCGATGCATTACTTTCCACAGAAGCACGAGTTACTGCTTAATTAATAGGGGGATAAATATATATGATTATTGATACTCAAAATACATTCTTTTTCAAAAAAGACATTACAACAAACACTAACTCCGATGTAGTGATGAATGGTAATGGTGGCGATGCAGACCCTAACTTATTCCTTGTAATTCGCATCGATAAAACAGTAACAGGCACACCTTTATTTAATGTGTATACATCTGATACTGAAAACATGGCTAATGCGGTATTATTACATGGCATTACTATGGCTGCTAATGCTCCAGCTGGTACAGAATACAAAGTGCGTTTGGCCAATGGTGCTAAGAAATATATCAAAGTAAACGCAAATAACATGACTGGCGGTCAAATCTCCGCATTCTTAACAAGTGGCATTAACATTAAATAAGGTGGATAATATGGAATACGTTGCAAAAGTAACCCTTTATCACAATACAAAGGGTTTAATTGAAGAGGGAACAACGGTTGAATTTACAAAAGAAGAAGTAGCCGAATATGATAAAGACTACTTCAAAGATTTGTTTGAAACTGTTGGTGCAGAAGAAGTCGCAGAAGTAGAACCTACGGAAGAAACTGTAGAAGCTACACCAAAGAAACGTGGTAAAAAAGCGGAAGAAGCTGCTGAATAATTGAACGAGGGGGTATTTTGCCCCCTCTTTTTTTATAGAAAGGTGGAACAAATGACACCTACTGACATCTGTAATCAAGCATTATCTCTTATCAATGCAGGTCGCATTCGTTCTATTACAGAGGAAAACGAACCTGCTAGACAATGTAGATTGCATTATGATCTAACACGAAAAGTATTGTTAGAACAATATGAATGGAACTTTGCACGTAAACGTGAACGTGCGGTACTATCCGAGCATAAAATAAATGGTTGGGGTTATGTGTATGCTTACCCTGAAAAGTGCGTTCGTATCTTAGCGGTGTTACCACAAGGGGAACGATACCGAGCAGAACAACAACGTGAATATGATGTGTATTTGACTGACAATAACACGAAATACATTGTTAGTGATGTACCATTGATGCATATAGATTATGTGTACGATGTAACCGATGTAGATATAATGAACCCTATATTCGTTAAAGCCTTAGTGTGTAAGATGGCATCTGATTTAGCTATGCCACTAACTGGTAATAGTGGAGTGTTTGACCAAGCATACAAGTTGTATCAAGCAGCTATCCAAGAGGCAAAATTTATGAGCGCTAAAGAACGCAGATTGAATATGCCTTATGTGTCTAATTATCTGAAAGCAAGGAGTTGGTGATATGCAGCCGATGTATATAGGACAAGTCGCATTTACTACAGGCGAGGTATCGCCAGATGTATCTAGTAGATTTGACCTTGAACAATATAAAAGTGCATTGCTACTTGCTGAAAATGCAGTCATTAGACCTTATGGAGCGGTAGCACGTAGGCAAGGTTCACAGTTTATCGGATATGCTAAATATAATGATAAGTCCGTTAGATTGTTTGAGTTTACCACTAACCGCAACAAATCATTCATGCTAGAGTTTGGACACCTATATATAAGGGTGTGGCGGAATGGCGAATATACCAATTTAGAAATTAATACACCATTTGAGGATGAAATCATCAATGATTTAAATATTATTCAAAGTGGCGATGTAATGTTCATCTGTAGCGGTAAATATCCTATCCATACACTATCTAGGTATAGTGATACAGACTGGAAATTAGATGTATACAAATTATCCGAGCAACCATACGAGGATATCAACACCGATAATTCTCATACCTTAGTTGTTAATGGTGATACTGTTAAATCCACAAAAGACCTATTCACACAAGATATGGTTGGTAGTGTAGTACAAATTGCGTACTATATTGAGGCGGTACATACACAAGTAAGTGGTAATGTTGTTGAAAAAAAAATAATACGTGGTTTTACAGGAACTTTTATTGAAAAGACATACAACAACATCAATTATAATGTTGATAGCTATAGTACCGACACAGAACTATCTTGGAAGTTTACCACTCATGGCACATGGGAGGGTACAGTAAAAATACAGATTTCTAACAACGATGGTCAAACGTGGAAAGACTACAGAACGTATACTTCTAAATCTGACTACAATGTTACAGATAGCGGTAAGATAGAGGCTGGAGCAAGGTTAAAATATATCTCCGATATCCAAAAAGGTTCTGTGAATTGTGATCTATCCATTCTACCGTTCATGCAATACGGCGTAGTTGAGATTGTAAGCGTTGAAAATAGTAAGACCGCAAAGGTTAATATCTTGAATGGTATTAAAGAGGGCGAGCCAAGTCATCAATGGAAGTTAGGGAGTTGGAATAAAGGTAAAGGTTATCCTAAATTATGTACATTCTATCAAGATAGGTTCATTGTAGCTGCTACTGATAGTAAACCTAATTTTATTTGGTTTAGCCGTACTGGTGATTATCCGAACTTTGGTGTTGAAAAAGTAGGTGGTACTATCACAGATGATAGTGCAATCACATTGCCTGTTATCAATCGTAAGATGCACGAAATCAGACACCTTGTACCAGCTAATGACTTAATCGTTCTAACTAGCGGTAATGAGTGGATAGTTGATGGGAGCAAGACTATTACACCTACTAACTGTTATTTGAAGACACAAACACAACGTGGTGCGCTAAAGTGTGAACCACATTTTATCGGTAACCGATGTGTATTCGTTCAAGAGCGTGGCGGTACTGTTCGTGATATGGGTTACTCTTACGATAGCGACAACTACACAGGGCAAGACCTTACATTGTTTGTTAAGAATTTGGTTAAAGGTCATACCACCATAACAAGTGCTTATGCACAAGACCCAGACTCAATCATTTACTATGTACGAGATGATGGACAGTTGAATTGCTTAACCTACATACCTGAACAAAAGGTATATGGATGGTCGCATTTCTTAACCAAAGGTAAATACAAATATGTAGAGAGTGTAGCTGAGGGCGAACAAGACACTATCTACTTTGTTATAGAACGCACTATTAATGGTGTAATCACTCAAGGCATCGAATGTAGTAAACCTTTATATGCCGATGATGGTTCAGATGTATTCGTTGATTGTTTCATCAAGAAAACATTCAAAGAGAAAACAGACATAATCGAAGTACCTCATCTGATTGGTGAAAGTGTAGATATAGTAACAGGAACAAAACAGATGCCATCTGTTGTAGTACCTGAAAGCGGAATTATCAAACTAACCGATAAGGTAAATGATATTACTGTAGGGTTACGATTTGTAACACGCATTAAGCTACCTAGTATTGAGCAACAAATAAATGATGGAACATTACAATGTAGAATTGCTACTGTAACACGTTTAGCGTTGAGATTATATAAATCGTTTGGCGGTAAAGTTGGTAGAACCTTTGATGAAATGGATAGTCTAACTTTGAAATACAATGAATTATATACTGGTGATGTTGCAATCGTGCTACCTAAAATTGCAAATACGATGAGTACAGATACATCAATTTGTATATTACACGATAAACCGTTCCCATTTAACTTGTTAGCGGTTACTAGAACCCTAGAAATAGGCGGTGGTTTGGCAAATGTTCATGGAATGTAAAATTAGCCGTTCTAAGCACGTTTCTTTAATTCGTGAGTTATATATCAACTTACGTTCGATAGATGCCTTAGAGGTTAAATATATCAATCGGAAAAATTCAAACTATAATGAAAATGACTTTGTGAACGATATTCTTGGGGAAGATTATCAAAGTCGAATTGTTACTGATAATGACAAGCCATTATGTGTGTATGGGGTATCAAAAATTGCACTTAATGGTATGCATTGTATTTATTTCTTGGGGAGCAAGGAATTTGAACGTAGTTTAACACTACAAAAACAATTCTTAAAAGTTAGTAGAAATATCATTGGGGAATGGTTAAAAACTAGGGAAGTACTTTTTAATTACATACATAAAGAAAATCACCGCACCATTAGATGGCTAAAGTCTTTAGGTGCGGTTATTCATTACGATATTAACGATGGGGATATGGTATTATTCACATTGAGAAAGGGGGATGCGAATGTGTAACCCTATTGCATTAATGGCAGGTCAAATGGTTGCTCAATTATGGGGGCAACACCAACAAGGTAAGGCACAAGCTGCCATGTACAATCAACAAGCAAGGGTAGCAGAGGCTAACGCACGTATTAGTGATCGCAAGCAAGAACAGATTGCAGACCAAGCCTTGCAAGAGCGAGATAAAATGTCCGATAAGATGCGACTTATCCAAGGGCAGAACGTAGCAGAAACTGGTGCAGGCGGTTTGGCTATGAGTGGTACACCATTACAACTTATGGCATCTAGCTATGACGAGTACAACAAGGATATTCAAAACTGGGAAACTAACAAAAATAACAGTATCTACAATGAATATCTTAATGGTATGAACTACCGCAACGAGGCAAGCACCGCACGAGCAGCGGCAAGTAATGCTAAGAAACAAACTAGAATGGCTATGCTAGGCACGATATTAAGTGGTGCATCTAGTATCTATGGACTTAAAAGTCAATATGCTAGTAATAGTGTAGGTAGTGGTAATAACTACTACACACCAGCTAGTGATGCACTAGAGGCTGCTGGTATGCCTAAAATGAAATTCGTAACTAAAGGTACTATCAGAAATAATAGGTGGGGTATCTAATGAAGTTAATAGGCTATGATAGTAATCAACGCTTAAACACAATTAATGGCGGTGTACAAGCTAATGTAAATGAAATGGCTTATGGTGGCAACACGCAAGGCATGGATAACCTCACAAAAGCCATTGGTGATTTAGGCAACACAATGCTAACAATACAAAAGCAAAAGGAAATGACCGATGTTGTGAATGCAACAAATGAGTATAACACCATGATGAATGATTGGCTATATAACCCTGATAATGGTGCTATGAACCGAAAGGGCGAAAATGCTTTGACTATTCCGCTTGATTATCAAAATCAAGAGAAAAGAGCAAGGCAGCTTATATCCGAGAAGTATGGCTTTAAATTCAATGATGCGGTCAATGCCTTTAATAAAGTTGCAGATAATGATATGACCAATACAACAAACACAATCAATAAGTTTGTGCGTGGTCAATTTGAAGATAGTGCTATGAAAGCATTAGATATGAATGTGCAAAACATATCTAATAATGCGGTAGTAAATGCTAGTCCTGATGCATTCGATGATGCTATGAAACAAGTAAGCGGTAGTGTGGCAGCACAACTATCTAATCTTGGGTATGATGATAACACTATCCGATTACAAGTAAAGAAAGCGCAACAAAACATTGCTACAACCATGATTGAAAAGAAGATGGCTGATGATGATTTAGATGGTGCTAATAAGATTATCAATCAAGTTGCCATGTCAGGCTTAATCGATGAAGAAAAAATCATGGGATATCGTCAAAAGGTGCGCAATGCATCAATGGTATTAGCTACATCAGATGATAGCAAGATTGATGGTGTCATTGGTGAGTTTGACCCTAATGATCCTGACTTACTAACTAAAGTTACTGATAAGTTATTTACAAGTGGTTTTGGTAAAGTCGCTGGTGCTAGTGGTGGAAATGCAAGCGTTCAAGACCTTATGGATGCGGTTATGGGTCAAGAAAGTAGCGGTGATGCTGGAGCAGTTAATGGCAGAACTGGTGCTTATGGATTATTCCAAATATTACCTAGTAACTGGCCACAATGGAGTGAACAAGCTGGTATAGCTGGCGCAGACATGACAGACCCTGAGGCACAAAAGAAAGTTGCAGCATATAAACTTGGTGAGTATGCAAAAGAGTATGGTGTAGAGGGTGCGTTTGCTGCTTGGTATGCTGGACCTGTAAATGGTGCTAGATGGAGAGATGGTGCGCCTGATGCGGTTGATGGTGATGGTAACCATTATTCATGGGATGCTCCGCAAGGTGCTGGTGATGAGCCTAGTGTTCGTCAATACATACAAGAAGTTAAAGCAAAATTATTTGGTGGTGAAAAAGCTAGAGAAGAAACACCGGCAGAGGCACAAAAGCGAAAAGAAATCATTCAACGCAACGTGGCAACACGATTACAAGTCATGGCTAAACGTAAAGCACAAATACTTGAAAATCAAAAAGTAGAGATTGAGCAACGTGTAGCAGCGGCGGTAAGAAATGGTGCAACCGATGTTGAAGTATTAAAGTTAAGGCAAGATTATGCAGAAACACATCCTGAATACCAAAGAGCAATGCAAGGTCAGTTAAACCAAGCACAGATTTCTGTAAATAAAGCAGCGGCAAAAGCATTGCAAGCAAAAGAGGCGAACGTATTGGCGGTTAAAACCGCAATCGCAAATGGTCAATTCAAAAGCATGGATGATTTAAATAACTTCATGGGGCAAATGGGTGTGTACTTTACACCACCACAACTTGCACAAATCAACCATGATTTTGACGAATACTCAAATGGTACTGGAAAGTATTCTCCTGAAATGTCAGGTATGAAGAGTAGCATAGAAAACTTAGCTGGTAGAAAAATAGATGGTGTTGAATGGCAAGGTGTATCAACCGCAGTTTATCCTAAAGTACAAGAATTTAGAGAGAAACACGGCTATGATCCATCGCCTGCACAAATGGCACAATGGGGTGCTGATGCGGTAGCAGAACAAACAATCGCATCTACAGAAACTGGTAAATATTGGGGTGTAGGTAAACGTGCTAACTTATTTGGTGGTAGAGGCGCTGCATTATCTTACACAAACGCACAACTAGCATCACAAGGTATGTATGGTTTATATAACACAACTGGTGCAGATGGTCAGCCATACTACGTTTATAAAGATGCTAGGGGCGAAGAATACACCATTACACCAGCAGAATTAGCTGAAAGGTTAGGTCAATAATGAATAAGATTACACCTGAACAAGCGACAAAGGGTACATTTGGAATTAAATCAAATGCAAATGTAGGTTTTGTTGGTGGTGTTCAACAAGAAGTAACAGACAATTCATATAGTAAAGCTATAGGTAACGCAGTTAGTGGTATTAGTGATTGGGTAACGAAAGACCCATCAACCGCCACAGTCGATGTAAATGCAATGAACGCATTAACACAAACTGATGTTACACCGCAACAAAGCGAAAACTTTGTAAATAAAGCTGGTGAAATCTTACAACCTGTAATGCATCGTGCAGAGCAAATCTATTTGTGGAATAAAGCAGACTGGGCGCAATCAGCATATGATAGTGGTGAGGCACTAGGTATTAGTCCTGACATTATCATGGCTAGTGGTCAAGATGGTATTAGACGAGCAGAGGCAGCAGCAGCACAAATCAATAGAGGTAAAACTCTTAATGAAGTGTATGAGTTGTACCCTGAATTAGTTGGTATCAATTATAAAAACTCCGCAGAGGCTATCACTACTCTTCAAAACCTACAATCTGTAAAAGATACACATGGTGTATGGGATAGCATTCAACAAAATACATGGGCAATTAATGACCAAATCAAATTAGGCAAAGTTGGTATGGAGTTATCAACTGCTACTGATCCACAACGCATTCAAGAACTTAATGACGAGGTAGAACGCTTACAATCTAATTTATCTAAATATCGTAAATCAGATGATAATAACGTATTAGAAAATGTAGTTGGTGCTACTGCTAGTCAAGTATATATGATGGCTGCACACGCTATCATGGGTTCTAATCGTGCTGCAGAGGGTATGGCATTAGGTGCAGCGGCTGGTGTTGCTGCTACTGCACCATTTGGTGGTGAGGGGGCTATCCCCGGTGCATTGGTTGGTTTAAATACTGGTGTTCAAGTTGGTATGGCTGAACAAATGTATCAAATGTCTTTTGGTAACAAATACCTTGAACTCATTCAAAAACGAGATGCAAATGGAAATCAAGTATACTCTAATGAAGAGGCTAGAAAGTATGCTATGTCATACGCAGCTATTGATGCTGGTATCGAATTTGTAGCAACTAAAGCTATAGGTAAAGGCATCAATAATGTTGCACCTAAATCAGCGTTAGCAAAAGTAATTACAAATGGAACTACAGATATTGCAGCAACCTTTGATAGAGGTATTGGAACAACTGTTGCACAGATGGCTAAAAACTCTATTAAAGCTGGTGTACCTGAACTCTTTGAAGAGGGCTTGCAAGATATAAACGAAAAGGTACAACACAACCTAACACGCAAGGATAATGACCTAGAGGGTTATTATAGCGTAGGTGATATTGCTATAGGTTCATTAGATGCAATGAAACAAGCATTGCCAGCGGTAATAGGTTTTGGTGCTATCGGTGGTGCAGTAGGTGGTGTACGTACTGCAAAGGCTTTCCGAGATTTCCAAAAGCTAACACCTGAACAACAACAAGCAGCAATCATCGCAGAGCAAAACCGCAATGGTGCAGTCATTATGGATAATGTTCGTAAGGATAGCACTACCAATAAAATCGCAAAAGAAAACCCTGAGTTGTACGGAAAAATCGTACAAGCGCAGGGCGATAAGGTTGGTGTATCAACTCAATATGTAGATGTAGCGGAATTAGTACAATCTGAAAACGGACAACTTGCTATCCGTGATATGGTTGATAACGGCTTGGTAACACAAGAGGAAGTAAAAGCAGCTATCGAGGCTGATGCACCTGTTGAAATTCCTATTGGTAGCTATGCACAAGTATCTATGAACTTATCTGATGAAACAGTAGATGCATTGAAACAAACCTCATACTTTACACGTGGCGGTATGTCATTGGCTACATTAGAACGTGCAAAACAAGAAGTAGATATTGCTAAATCTGTATTGAAAGACGATACATCAAAACGTGCGGAACGTATCAAAGATGATATTATCCGTAATGAATTTGAGGGTGCAAGTGATATAGATCGTGAAGTACTTAACGAGGTACTATCTGACCCTACGAACATTAAACGTAATTTCAATAACTTATTGCATACGTTAAAAGAACAGTATAGAGAAAACTATGCTAGTGATTTTGACAATGCAGATAAATCTATAAATGATGCGGTAAGTACTGGTATTGAACCACAATGGTTAGTTGATTATAAAGCTAACAACGGCGGTAAAGCACCACGTACCAATGCAGAACGTAGACGAGCAGCCTATGAGTATAGCCGAGCAACTACAACTGCTAGTTTAGATGGTAATGCCGATGCACTAGCACAATCTGATGCACATTATGCAGATATGGAATATATGTTGATGCAAATCGAAAGTTTAGAGGCTATGAAAGATAAAGTCTTTGAATTGGCGAATAATGACATAGCATTACGGATGCAATTATCTAAAAGTGGATATGATGTATACAACGAAGTAGTTAAAGCTATTAGCGAAAGCACGAATAGAAAACAACGTGAAACTGCAAAAGCAAATGCATTATTGATGGCACAACACGCTGATATAATGGCACAATATATGCGACAAATGGGCAAAGGCGGTTATATCGCTATGGATTATTTCCGTGATAGCGTGCGTATCAACATGAATGCTAAATTAGGAGAAAAAGGCGGATATGCACAACCACTAAATGTTGATGTTGACTTAAATCACAGATTACAAGTTGTTGATTTAACAAATCTTAAAACTAATCTGAAAACAGAAAAAGACATAATAGATTTATTTAAAAACACACCACCACAAGCGGTTATGATTGAGGATGGTAAGGTTATTGTTTTACCGCCTGATGATATTAATGGTATTAAACATATTCCATATGGTACGCAAAAAGGTAAAAAAATAGCAAATAAAAAAAGAAGAATTGTAGAAGATATTGCAAATATATTGCAACATAGTGTATTGATTGATAGCTCGCCTAATAATAAAATTGGTAGATCAAAATCTGGCATGAGTGCTAATCAACGTAAATCGCAAAATAGAAAAAATACTATTGTTAATTACCACAATTTACTATCGGCAATTCGTATTAATGGAAATTATTATGCAGTTAGATTTGTAGCAGAAGAAAAACAAGGGCATTTAACAGTATACCCAAGAACAGTTTATTTATACGATATAATTATGCAAAAAAGCAGTACTACTAGTCGCCCGACTCAGAGTGGCAATAGCCAAGCGGTCGGTCAAATGACCAGTAATACTGCTTTTGATACTATAAGTATAAAAGATATATTGAACGGGGTCAAGGACGGAAAAGGTGTTTTATATGTAGATAATAATGGAAATGGCAATTATTACACACAAACATATAATCAATCAGCATGGCATGGTTCACCACATGACTTTGACACATTTGATTTAGGTGCTATTGGTACTGGTGAGGGTAATCAAGCACATGGTTGGGGTTTGTATTTTGCTAAGAAAAAATCAGTATCTAGGAATTATCAAAAGGAATTGTCTAAGCGATTAGGAACTACAAATCCAAAATTATTCAAAGTTGAAATTCCAGATGAAAAAACAATGCTTGATGAAGATAAATATTTCAAAGAGCAAAATAAAGATATTATTAACAAGATAGTATCAGCCGTTAATAATTTAGAAATCGATAAGCGAAAAGCTTTATTAGATCACTATAAAGAACATCCAGCTTATCCTGTTAATAAAGAGTATGAAAAAATACTAGGCAAAATACAGAGCATAAATCAAGATAGGGAATATATAACTGATGCTCTAGTAAACAATGTAAGTAAAATAAAAGAAAAAATTGCTAGAGAAGCTGCTGCTGAGTACGGATATAACTTTGACGAGTTAAAAGCAGATAATACATTTGAAATGGCTAAAAAGTTAATAGGTGAAATTAATGAAAAGTTATCGGCACTAGAAAAAGAGAAAGAAGTTGAGGGTGCAAAAGAAAAAATAAAAGAAGATAAGATCTTGGAAAGTATCGGTGATACATTTACAAAAACACCATATACAGGAAGAGATGTTTATGTTGCATTGTCAAAAGCATTTGGCGGTGATAAAGGTGCATCTGAATTTTTAAACTCAACTGGTGTTAAGGGCATTACATATGATGGATATACAGACGGACGATGCTATGTAGTATTTGATGATAAGGCAATCAAAGTCATTGAAAAGTACAACCAATCAATAAACGGCATGACCGAAATCATGAAAGATGGTGAACGCATTATCAGCATTTTCAAGACAGCTGATAGAAGTACATTCTTACACGAAATGGGTCATGTTTTCTTTGATGATATACAAAAATTAGCATCTATGGAAAACGCACCTGAGCAACTTGTAACAGATTGGAACAAGTTGAAAGAGTGGAGCGGTTGGGTTGATGGTGAAAACGTAGACAATACGAAAGCACATGAAAAATTTGCACGAGGGTGGGAAAGCTACTTGCGAAGTGGTGAAGCACCAACAAGTGCATTGCAAAGAGTATTCCGTCAATTCTCCAAATGGCTGACATACATTTATCGTAGCGTTCAACGATTAGGTGGTGAAGTACCAACTGATATTAAAGATGTTATGGCACGTATGATCGCAACCCAAGAGGATATTGAGGTATACGCAGAGCAACAACAATTAGAACAGTTTGAGAAAACTGAACTGTATAAGCAACTATCCGAACAAGACCAAGCACGGATGCAGTCTTACATAGCAGATGTTAAGGAAAAAGCAAAAGAACGTGTGATGCGAAAACTCATGAAAGAATTGGATAATCGACCAATTAAAGAATGGGAAGAAGAAAAGGATGCTATTCAAATTGAAATAGAAAAACGATTGATTGAGCAATATCCTATATACAAAGAGCATCAACGATATAACGTGTTTGGTGAGGGTGCATTGAAAGATACACGGTACAACTCTATTGAAGAGTTGGAGAAAGTGGAAGTAGAGCAAACTGGTACTACATTTAACGATGCTATCAATCAAGAAATGGACAATGCGAAAGCAGAGTTTATGAGTGATAACAATGTAGGCAAAACCAACGAGCAAATCGCAGAAGAAATCTTGCTTAGTACCCAAGGTCAAATGAGATTAACCGAAGAAGAAAGTAAGATTATTCAAAAGTCTACTAATCGTGAACTAGCGAAGAACTGGGAGTTGTTAGAGCGTATTCGTAAACTAGACCCTAACGCAGAAACTATTGATACAGAGTTAAGTGAAATCGAAAAAGAGGTTAAACCTACTAAGTACGATGAGTTAAAATCTGATAAGAAAAAAGTAGATGCTGCTTTGAGTGATACTACTAAGCAATTAGAAAAAGCAGAAGAACGTATCAAACGCTTACAGTATATGCTGAATAATCGCATCAATAATGTTCGTTCTATTCGAGGCGCTGGACTTGGTACAATTTCTGACTACATGAACCGAGCAAGAAAAGAATTAGGTGAGTTGCCTATATCTAATGCGATACAGTTTAAAACGTATCAGAATAAAGCGGTAACTGCTGGCAAGAAAGCAGATAGAGCATTGGCAATCGGTGATGTTGATAAAGCACTTGGCTTTAAGCGTGAACAGATGCTACAACAAGCAAGGGCGAGAGTAGCGTTTGAAAACTTTGAAAAGTCCAAGAAGTTGCGATTGAAATTAAAACAACAATTACAACGCATGACTAGACCGAAGAACCCTATTGCTATTGAACCTAATATGCGTTATTTCTACGCACACATGGCATACCAAATGGGTTTAACTAAGTACGATGGACTAGCACCTACAGATGGTTTTGATATGAACACAGTATTATCTGCACTAGATGTGGATGCACTTATTCTTAACCAACAATCAATGGTTCAATTAGAACCTTGGATAGCTGAAATGTTCTATTCTAAAACACCTAAATCATTTAAATCTATCACAATGAACGAGTTAGAAACTTTGGAAGAGTTAATGACTGGGATGTACAAGAATGGTAGAAATGAGTATGAGGGTACAACCATCTTAAACGATGAGGGTAAAAGCATATCGTTTGAAAATGCAGTACAAGAAATCATTGGTGAGGCTACAGAAACATTTGGTGGTGCAACTGGTGATGTGTTTAACAAACTCAATAACCAAACTAAAACAGATGCAGTAAGTGGTAAACTATATGGTTTCCACTTAGCGTTGATGAAAGTTGAAACATTCCTAAGACGAATGGGTGGCGGTAAAAATGGGTTTGCGGTTAAATATATCTATGACCCAATCAGTAGAGCAACGCAAGCGTTCAATGAACGTAAGGAAACATCAATGCGTAGATTGGCCAAGGATGTAGGAATATATTCCAAACGTGAACTATTTGATATGCGTAATGACCACTTATACACAGTTGGTGAGTTACACGGCTTAACCAAAGAGCAACTTATCATGATTGCCCTTAACTGGGGTACAGAAAGCAATAGACAACGTGTAATGGAAACTACAAAGGCGAATGAAGTCGATATTGAACGTGCATTCCAAGAGCATATGACAGATAAAGACTGGGAATTTGTTATTCGTACATGGGATCATATCAATTCATTCTTTGAAGAGCGTAGTAGAGTACAAGAGGAACTTTACGGAAACCCATTAAAGAAAGTAGAGGGTTTATCTTTCACTATCGGTGGTAGAAATATTGAGGGGCAATATTTCCCAATCGTGTATAACCCTAAAGTAAATGCATCTGTTAGCGACAATCAAGTTGAAGATATTGCTAAAACTATGGTAAGTAGTAATGCAGTATGGGGAACTGGTATGAGCGCCACTAAAAGCCGGTTAGATGTAGTAAAAGATAAATCTCTATTGCTTGATTTTGATGTAATTCCTAATGCTATCACAGAGGCTATTAACCACGTTACAATGCGTAAAGCGGTAACTGATGTTAATAAGCTAATCTCTAATCGTGAACTACAAAACTATATTGTTGATAAGTTTGGTGCTGATACCTACCAATTCTTGCGTACATGGGTTCGTGATAACTGGCAAGATGAGGCAGCGAAAACAAATGATATTGATAGACTTATTCTTACATTGAAGAAAAATACATCAACGGCGGTAATGGCTGGGCGTGTATCTGTAGCATTGCAAAATGCGTTGAACTTACCAGTTGCGTTCTATCGTATCGGTGTAGGTAAGACCATTAGAGCCATCAATCATGCTGGTATTGGTTTTTACGGACACGGCACAACCACTTATAACAACACTAGAGATTTTGTATTAGGTCAATCAATCTTCATGCGTGAGCGCATCCAGACATTAGATAAAGACTTGAAACAAGGGTTATCTATTGCTGGTAAAGGCTTACGTTTAGGTGATACAAATATTGGTGGTTATAAGGTTGAACAACTTGCTGATATTCGTGATGATATAAATCAAATGGGGTTCAGGTTACTTACGGAAACAGACTTTGCATTATCCATCCCAGTATGGAAATTTGCATATGATCAAAAGCAAGCTGAACTCTTTGGTAAAGAGGGTGTAAGTGCTGAATGGGTAGAGCAACAATCTGTTGAGGCTGGTGACAGAGCAGTACGTGATATATTTGGTAGCGGTGATACAAAGGATGCTGCTGCTATTCAACGTTCACGTTCTACATTCACTCAATTATTCGTTCCGTTCTATTCCTACGCTAATACACTTTATAACATTATCACAGAGGGTAACTATGCACGTAAGGATAACGGCGATTATGCAAGGTTCGTTAAAATGCTATGGTGGACATTGATTTCACAGGCTATCGGTATGATGGCTTACAAAGCCTTAACGAATGGCGATGATGACAAACCAGAAGATTTAGCTAAGTCATTTATCGAAGAGTTAGTTTCACAAGGTACTATGGGTGTACCAATCATCCGTGATATGTCAAATATGGCTATGAAATACATTCTAGGTGAAAAGGTATTCAATAAAGGTAATAGCGTTATGGCTTTGAGTATCGTTGAGAAATTCTACGATGTTGGTAATGCTATTATCAACGATAAAAAAGATGGTGTTGATTTAGGTAGAAGTCTTAGTCAGTTGGCGAACAGGGCAACTGGTTTTAGTGATACTGTAACAGATGGACTATGGACATTGGCTAAATATGCGTTCACCGATACCGATGCAGCCTTAGAAGATGTAATCATGGCTATTGTATTTGACCGTAGATTAAAAACTAAAAAAGACAAAAAGAAACATTGATAAATAAGGACTATCCATTATGGGTAGTCCTATTTATATATATTGAAAGGGGATGTTAAATTGACACCAGAAGTACTTAGACCATCTGTAACGTATCAATGCGATGGGGTAAATAAGCGTTTTATTTTCCCTTACGATTTCGTGCAAATCGAGGATATTCGCTTAATCGTGGTTGACCTTGACGGAACAGAGGAAGTGCAAACACACAACATCGCATATGATGAAATGGATAAGGCTATTATTTATCCGAATGACGGCGATGCATTGGCCAATGGTAAGAAAGTTATCCTTGAACGTGTTACTCCGATTTCACAAGATACAGATTTACCTGATGAGTACCCATTCGAGAATATCGAACATTCAACAGATAAAATCATTATGATTTTGCAAGAAATGAAAGCGGAACTTAACCGCAGTTTAAAGGTAAGACCACATAGCGATGAGAACCCTGACGAGTTAGTGAAATTGATTGTTGAGCGTTCTGTAAAAGCTGCAGAAGATGCAGTAAAAGCGGTAGCAACGATTGAGGCTAAAACCGATAAGGTGGCTACTGATTTAGATACTATCAGTCAGTTAAACGCAGAAATTAAAGCATTGGCAGAACGTGCGGAAACTGCTGCTGAGAAAGCTGAGCAAGTATCGTTCCCCAACGCAAAAGGTTTGGTTACAAAAGCTGATGCGGATGCAAAGTATCAAACTAAAGATAGTTTAACAGGTATCGTATCAGTAAAAGACTTTGGAGCGGTTGGTGATGGCGTAGCTGACGATACCGCAGCGTTCAAGAAAGCTAATAACAACTTAGAAAACAAAATCCTATTTGTGCCTAGTGGTATTTATAAGTTAAATGAACACATCACATTTAACACAGTAGGTTCTGTAATGGATATGGGTACATATTCCAATATTAAGCCGTTCTATCCTACTGAAACTCCAATGCTAAAAGGTGCTAATAATATTGCGTTTGTAAAAAATATCCAGTATAGCGAAGAGGTCAACCAATGCCAAGGGTTTACCTATAATGATAAAAAGAATGTATTCGTGTTAGCTTGTATCAATGGCTATGGCACAACTCAAATCTTATATGAATTGAATGCTGATACATTGGAAATCGTAGGCACATACAAATATAATGACCCAGACAAAATGGGGCATTGCAACACTATGTGCTACAACAAAAACACCAATAAGATTTATTTGGCCAATGGATTAAAAAATGGTAACAACCTAACAGTACTTGATGCGGATACAATGCAATATGAACGCACTATTACATTAAATGAACGTGTATTTAATATTGCCTATGACCATATTACACGCACTTATGCAAGCATCGTACCTATTAGCGGTAATAAACGTGTTCGTCAAATTAACTTATACAACGATGATTTCGTCAAAATGAAATCGTATCAAGTTGACTACCAATACGATGATTTCAATAACAATGGTGCGTTCATGCTAAATGGTTGCATCATGAGTGCTACGTTGGGTAGCCTTGTAGAATGCACTCCATTTGGTACAGTTAAACAAATCATCGAGATTAACCCTAAGACTGAAATTGAAGATATTGCATATTACAATGGCAAATTCTATTTTGCGGTTTTGACTATGCAATCTAATAAGCGACATAAAGTAGATATTTATGTTGGTGATCCAAGCCGTGAATATGAAAACTCTATCAACACGCAAAAATTAACTAGCCTTGATTACCTAAAATTAACTGGTGGCAATGTAACTGGTGCAATTAAAATGGCTAACAATACATTGATTGAGGGTTTCAAGCCTGACGGTCATGGTGTTGGCATGGCTAAAGTATCTGCAAATGGCAACGTAGAACTTGGCGATGCATCTGTTAATACATTCATTAAGGGTAAAGAGTTTAAATATTATGATGGTACAGATAGCTATACAGTACTAACCACAAAACACTATGGAACTGCAATCTACAACAAAAACCAAATTGATGATGCGTTTGTTAAGAAAGGTGATGTAGATGCTATCTCTAATGGCGCTAATAAACAAATGACTATCACACATCCACTATTTGCAGATAGTGCTATAGAAAGTGGTGATTGTACCTTTGTTGGTGTAGATGGCAAATGGTTTATTATCGATAGTTTACAGAAAACAGATGCTAACTTAAATTCCATTCTTAAATGCATGACAGATAATAACATTGAGAAGTTTGAGTTTGGCTTTGTATCACATTATCATAACGACCATATTGGGAATTTTGCAGAACTCATCAAGCGTGGCAAAATCGCTAAAATGTATTTACCTAACCCTGATAAGACCGAAGTAATTGGTAGCTATGGTATGACCGCACAAGTACTCAATACGATTGCTAATGGTATTAAGGCGGAATGTACTGCTAAGAGCGTTCCAATAGAAACTATCGAGCCTAAGACAATCGATTTCAATGGCGCATCCATCACGTTCTATAACTGTAGTGATGAAGATTATGCGTATTATAAGTCAATCAACAATGATGATTACAATAACTTATCCGCTTGTTTAGAAATAAACTATCTAAACCGCACTGCAATATTTGAGGGTGATAGTAATTATCACGCTATGGAACGAAATGCAATGCGTAACCCAGCTAATGTTGATTATTTAAAATCTAATCATCATGGCATTTCGCAAGTACCTATTTCATACCGCAAGTTGAACCCTAGAGATGTAATGATTACTGCTACACGAACTTTTGGTAGAGAGAATTTGTTTGTATCAAACTATCAAGCTACATTCTTACAAATGGGGTGTAATTTGTATTTGTTAGGCGATCAGATTGTGCCACCTAAAATTACTTACTATGGAAACGGACATATCGAATACAATAGGGAACTGTTAAGAGATGGTACTGCTGGTCAAGCAACATCATTAGAAATCTATGTAGATAGAAATTACACAGGCTCACTAAAAACTGGTGATGCACATTCTCCATTTACACATTTAGCGGATGCAGTACGTTTTATCAACAACACTAAGCACGCTATTGTAACAGTTAAAATTAGTGCTGGTGAATACACTAGACCTGATGATATTGGATATACAGGTAATAACCATAAAGAACTACGATTGCTGAATATCCATAATAAAGTAACCTTCACAACAAATGGTAGTGGTATAGCTAATTTGCCGCCTATGTTTATTGGGTACTGTAAAAATATCTACTTTAAAAATGTATCGTTCTTGGGTACAAGTGGTAGTTATAACCGCAAAATTCAAATTGTAGATACAACGTGTATGTTTGAAAATTGTAAGTTAGATAGCGTTAAACAAGCCACAGACAAAGATAGTAATAATGTAGTTATTCAATCGCAAGATGATAGTATGTTGAAATTGGTTAATGTCAACTTTACTGGTGGTTGGGCTGCATTACAAGTAGTAGGCGGTATGGTTTTATTAACTGGTACAGAAAATCATTGTAACACTAGCCATGCATATGTATTACAAAGTGGTGTGGTTATGGTCGAAACACCATTCACCGAAAAAAACAATGTAAATAAATTTGATGATAGTGCTGCAAAAGAGGCGGGTCAAATCTATTTTAAAGCGGTTAAGAATACCGATAGTATGCCTAATAACTTACTGGCAGGTACAATCGTTCCAGCTAAGAATAGAGAGTTCCCTCAAATTACACAGTTTGTTCAGATGAAATCAACTAAATTAGCAGACTTTGTGTACTCATTGGCTAATATTACTGAAACAACTACACCAGTATTTACTGGTCAAATTGGGTACAACGGCGAAGAAGTGTATTTTGGTATAAATGGTAAATGGGTAAAAATTAGCAATTAGGGGAGAATAAATGATAGAAGTTGTATTAGCGCCTTTCATGGTAGAGGGGTTTAACATGGTAGAGGCGGTGAGAATATCACTAGCTATATTTACAAGTGTTGTGTTGGTTTTTATTGATACATTGTTGCGTGTCTTAGTTGAGGCACGTAATTTTAATTTGGCTACTAATAGAGAATTAACCATTAAGAATATGTTCCTTGCAATCATATGGCGAGGATGGGCGAGCGTTGAAGTCAACGGACACCAACGAAGATTTCTAGTAAGCGGAAAACTACGAGCGGACATGACAAAAAAATTAGTTAAGTCTTATCCTTGGTTATTCCTCTTATCATTCATTCTCTTAACCTTGCCTGATGTGGATATTCCTATGTTAGGTCGTATTGATGTGTTCTTGTCTACGCTACTATATCTAGTGCCTATTATGGTTGAGTTAGCATCTATTGTGGAGAATATGATTGAACTAGAATTTGTAGAAAGTGCATGGTTTAAACGTGCGATGAAATTGGTTAAAGAGTTGATAGAGTTCGTTAAATCAATAAAGGATGCGATTAAATGAAAATTAATTATGAGGACACTATAACCTTAGTGGCACTAGCAACCGCACTAATCATGACTATTTATCTTGAACAGAAAGATTTGGCAAGTGTAATAGTTGGTGTGTTAGGTGGTTATATCGGTGCTACTGGTGGTGTTAAGCGTTCCCAATATATGAAAGAACAAGAAGTAAAAAAGGAAGATACCGGGTGCTAATATTAGCACCCTCTTTTAGTAAAGGAGATATGAATATGAAAGTTGGTAAATATTTTGATGAAAGCGAATTTGCGTGTAAATGTGGCAATCACGGATTTCATGATGATGGCACACCTTGCCTAGACCATGTGATTGATAAACGATTGGTGGATTTGCTAGATGCAATTCGTGAACGCTTGGGTGTTCCTGTATATATTTTAAGTGGTTATCGTTGCCCTACCCATAACGCAGAAGTAGGTGGTGTATCCAACTCTCAACACGTTTTGGGTACGGCTGCAGATATTACATACGATGGAATTGATGTGGATTATTTAGCATCCGTGGCGGAAGAGTGTGCAAACGAAGTATTGGGTGAGGGTGTTGGCATTGGTAGTTATTACTACCAAGATTTCGTGCATGTAGATGTACGTGGTTACGATGCACGATGGAACGATTTAGACTAAATTTAATTAAATGAGGTGTAAGCCATGTTAATTAGTAAGTTGGTACAAATTATCAAAGAACACTACAAACTAGTCGTAGCGATTGTCCTATGCGTTTTTGTCGCTATTGTAGGTGTAGTGATATATCATTACAAACATAAGCAATTAGAAAAGCCTGTTGTAATTACACAACAACAAGCTAAATCACCTGTAGAGTTATCAAAAGCAATTCATGTTACAGAACAACAAGCACAAGAAGTTATTTCCATTAAGGAAAGAACTCAACCAGTAGCGACT